TACGCCACCCACTGCTGCATTTGATAATGACAGCAATACCGTGTTGCTTTTGCATATGGATAATCCTAATAGTTCAACCACGTTTATAGACGATAATGGTCTACTAACATCAACGGAGTAAGATATGTACGTCAAAGTAACAAACGGCTCTATCGATCAATTCCCCTACACGATCGGAGATTTACGCCGCGATAATCCTAATACAAGTTTCCCTAAATCAATTCCAAACTCTATTCTTGAGAGTTATGGTGTTTACCGTGTTACTGTTCCAAGCGTTCCTAGCTATAATCCAGCGGTGCAAACATTAGTTACAAACCCACCGACTTTAAATGGTAGTTCTTGGGAAGCAAGTTACACTGTAGAAAATAGACCTCAGAGTGTAGCAGAAGGCGTCATTCGTGAAAGGCGCAATAAGCTATTAACTGCAACTGATTGGATGGCGCTTTCAGATGTAACAATGTCAAGCGAGATGGCGACTTATCGTCAAGCACTTAGAGATATTTCATCTCAGTCTGGATTCCCTTACAGTGTGACATGGCCTACCGATCCCTTAGCTCCTTCTTCTGAAAGCAGTTCGACTGCCAGTTCAACGCTAACTACTAGTGAATAATTGTAGGTGAATTATGAGCAAGCAAACAATAGCCAGCGCACATGAAAGAATAGACAGCATTGAGCCAAGAATAATTAAGCTCGAAGCTGAGTTGTCTACGCTTCAACGCAGTGTTCAACGTGTAGAAAATATCTTAATTGGTACGGCTGCATCGGTAATTGGTTTACTAATTACGGTACTAATGAGAATGTAATGATATGCGTTTTGGTCGCAGTATTGTGGGGCCAGAGTTTTTCTTTCGGATTATATAAAGTTTGTGCATATGATTGTGGTCAAGAAAGACCCAGCCATGTTTGGTATGACAGAGCATATATAGCGCGTCCTAATTACAACTGCCCAGCGAGGTTCTATGCAACATGATAGACCCAGTGACCGCAATAGCAGGGGCAACAGCAGCATTTAATTTTTTAAAGAAGGGCGTTCAAGTTGGGCGCGATCTTCAAGACATGGGCAAACAGCTACAAGATTGGGCTGGCTGCATGGCAGAGTTAGATCAGGCTGAAAAGATGGCAGAGAAGCCGCCTTGGTATAAGGCTCTTGGCTCTGGCACTCAGGCTCAGGCTATGGAAGTTTTTTTGGCAAGAAAGAAAGCGCAACAAATGCGTGATGAATTGCGAGAGATCATTAGTCACCCTGCTATTCTTGGCCCTTCGCATTGGCAAGAGTTTCTTAGAATAGAGGCTGAGATTAGAAAGCAAAAGCGAGAGCATGAGTTTCGTCGCATGGAAATTAAGCAAGCTATTATTGAATGGGCTGCTGGTATTCTTTTGTTTATTGTTTTGATGGGCGGTCTTGTTGGATTTGTATGGTTGGCTAATGCTTGATCCTGTTGGTAATCTTCCTTTTGCCGTAGAAGCCCAGAGAAGCCGTGAGAGCATCGAAAACCATCAAGCGCAGCAACAGGTGCAGGTAGAGCATAACCGCGCTCACAAGCTCTCTAAGGCGCTTGAGCGACAACAACTTGATTTAATGCTGAGTTATGATAAGTTTGGCGCGTCCAATAGTGGACTTCAACCTCAAGGCCAGATCGTAGATATGGAGGTCTGACATGGTTCAACTTACAGCAAAATATATTGACAGTCTCAAGATACTTCCGCGTTTAATGATGTTGGCAGTGACCGTCTTAACTTATCAAGCAGTACATTGGTTTATGTCATTGCCTGATCCATCTGTTGCACAATCAGGATTGGTGTCTGTGTGCATGGGTGCGCTTACTGGATGCTTTGGTATCTGGATGGGCAAGGAATCCAAGACGACTGTAACTTCTGACAAGGTTGTTCACGAGGAAAAGTATGACAACCGTTGAGGATTTCATGGTGTACCTGATGGTCAGGGCGCTTGAGTTTCTGCTTAATATTAAGATGAGTTTATATGGAGCGGTGATGGTATGATCCAAGCATTGATAGGACCGATTGCTGAGTTGGCTGGTGGCTGGCTGAAAGGCAAGGCGGATGCAAATGCGGCGGCTGCTAATTTAAAGTTGGTTGAGGCAGAAGCTAAAGCCACCATAATGAAGAACGCTGCTACGAGCGAAAGTGATTGGGAACGCTTGATGGCACAGGGTTCTCAGAATAGTTGGAAGGATGAGTGGCTTACTATCTTATTTTCTATTCCTCTTATTCTTTGTTTCTTGCCATTTGATTGGGCAGATCGTGCTGTGCAGAATGGTTTTGCAGCATTGGAATCCATGCCTGATTGGTATCAGTACACGCTAGGCGTAATTGTTGCTGCAAGCTTTGGCGTTCGATCAGCAACCAAATTTTTCGGAGGGAAGAAATGAGTTATAAATTAGGAAAGCGGAGCCAACAAAAACTAGAAGGTGTTGATGAACGGATGGCGGCTGTTGTTCGTTATGCTATTTCTGTGACCAAGCAAGACTTCTCTGTGATCTGTGGGCTGAGAACCATCGAAGAGCAGAAGGCATTGGTTGCCAAAGGCGCTAGTCAAACCATGAAAAGCAAACATCTTGACGGATTGGCTGTTGATCTTATGGCGTATGTGGATGGCGGTCGTTGGGAATTAAATTTGTATGACGAGATTGCCGATGCAATGGCTGAAGGTGCAAGGGCTGTTGATGTGCCTGTGCGGTGGGGTGCTGCTTGGTCTGTTCCAAACATTGCTTATTGGGATGGCACTATGGAATCTGCAATGAATGATTACATTGACACTAGACGCGGACAGGGGCGGAGACCTTTTATCGACGCCCCGCATTTTGAGCTAATGATTTAACTTGCACTTAGATGTGCAGATGCTATTAAGATTCTTGGGGGTGTCGGTCCCGACTGGCATCCTCACGATACTTTCTCACAGTGCTATCGCTAAGACCTAAGAAGATAGCGGTTGATGTTATGCACCAGCCTTTGCTTTGAAAGTATTTAATGTCTTCTATTTCTTCTTTGCTTAGACTGCTGTTGCGCCAGCCTTCGCCTTGTGTGGGCGCGGCTGTCGCCTTTGGCTTTGGCTTTGGCTCTATGAATTTGCTGTCTGGTTTGCCACCCCACTTTTCTCTGTATCTTTTATTTACTTGCTTTGCATCAGCAAGCATTGCTTGAATCATTTGCTCTTCAGTCATTCTTTTCACTTTCTGTTTGACTATACAATTGCGTAGTGTAGCAATGAATTTGTTGGTCAACTTCCCAGAAAAACTCGGTCAAGTCATATTCTCTTTCAGTGAATTGTTTGTTGCGCTGGTGCCATCTGTTGACAATGCCTTCAAGGGTGTCAACTGCTTGCTTCATGTCGCGAAAGGTCATTAGGTCTTTATTGAATGGAAGGTGTATTTTCTTAGTCATTTTGTGTCTCCAAAAAAAAGGACGCAGCCGAAGCTGCGCCAGTCAGGGAGGAGTCGTATGACTTGAGGCGAACATACAGGGCAGTATCCTCCCAGAGAACATTCATAGTTTAGAATGGAATGTCATCGTTTGGCAAGCCACTGGATGCTTGCGGTTGACCTTTTGCTGAAACAGATAATGACATGTATGGTTTGCCATCTTTGCTTCTACGCCAGCCAGCGACTTTTAGATTTTCATCTATTGGTCCAGAGTAATCTGGCGCTTTGTCGTTGTTGGCTTTGTCATTTTCAAACATGATTGCTAGTCGCTGATACACTTCAATGATTGGTCGCCCATCTTTGGTTGCATCTTTAACTAAGACTGTTTTGGATTCTTTGCCTTGCACATTGATCTTGCCAGCAAGAATCATTTGCTGCGTTGGGAACGGCGTGAAGGCTGCTCCTTTGTTTGTGTCGTCATACTCACTCATGAGTTATTTCCTTTCAGTAATTGTTTTTCTAGGCTTCTGAGTTTTTGACCTACATTAGCAAGAGCTTTTCTTTGCTCATTGCTTTTTGCAGAGTCAGATTCAAAGCTGTGTATTACAGCAGCAATCAGGACTTGCACTTCTGCAAGCCCTAACTTTAAAGCAATGTGTTTACTACGCGCCATCGCTGTTCCTTTTTTTAGAGTAGTATGAAAAGGATGAGTGGTGTTTTATGGATTCGTTTATCCATTTGTTAAATATCCTTGTCACACGGTTTACTGTTACATTAAATTCAAACGCAACATCTTGCTTACGTTTTCCTTTCAGTAGTCTTTTCACAATGTCTCTTTCAAAGATGATGTTTTCTATTTTATTAACTCTTACCCAAGACGATCCTTTTTGTATTGATTCATGAAGGAGTTTGCTTTTGTAAGCATTTATTCCAATTCTGTTTGGATAAAAAGCATAACCCTCCATCCAAACAAAACCATCTTTGAACGTACATTTAGAATATTTTACCACGCGCCATTGCTGCTCTTGTTGCTGTCGGCATCATACTTGTTGCCATCCATCTTACCAAGAAACACATCAGCATCACAGCCAATGTGAGACAGAGCTTTAGTCAAGCCATCGGTAATAGCCATTTTCGGAGCATCCTCTGCCAATCGACCCTTGGCAGCGTCAAAGAACTTACGGCAGCCTGTGAAGGGGCCAAACATATTTCCTTGGTTGCCATGCCAAACAGTCACATGCGCTAACACAGCGCTGTCTCCGTTAGCCAGAGACACTATCTCTGTTTGATTGTGCCAACCCCACCCATCACCAACGGGGCCAAACTCTTCTGTCATCTTCATGACTTGGTATTGTGGGTCGATCGCGGTGAAGCTGCGGCTTCCGAAGCTGACCTTCTTCAGATACTTGGGGTCTGAAGAGGCCAGCTTATTCCATATTTGTAGTGTCATTGGTGTTCTCCTTTATTGTTAGCATTTTTTTCCAGTCGCTATCTCTTACCCATTCTGGCTTGAGATAAACTTTCGGCAGCACGTCTTCCAAGACACATTGAGCAAGTATATACATTGCGTCCATTGTGTCTGATTTAGAAAACTCTAGTGAATTAACGTCAGAGTGTGGTTCTTGTAATATTTTTTTTATTTCCCTGAAGTAATCATTAATAACCCAATGAAGTTCGCGTACAACTTCTTTGTGAAATTTAATGTCTTCGTGGTTTAGGTATTCCCTAACCTCATGTTGGATTAATTCTTTAGCTTTTTCTGTAAGTTCTTGTGTCATCGCTTTACAATCCTTAATGCACCTCGTTTGTCTCTGCGAACTGCAAGCTGATCACAGTACACTTCCCTTTCTTCTGGGCCGACCATTTGTTTAAGGTCTTTCTTGGCGTTTTCGAAGACGCGGTTGTGTTCATATCCGTTGAGGTATGTAACTGCTGCGTCCATGAATTGATTATCGCGGCTGGCGTCACGCTTGACCATGTTGTCCAGCGCAATCGAGTCGGTCGATAGTTTGTCGACTTGAACACCAATAGGCTGTTCGTCGCGTAGCACGTAACTCCAGAAATCTGACACCACCGCCCACATAGAATTGAAATACTCTTTATTGTAGTGGACAAAGGTTGACTCCCATTTGCTGTTGCCAAAGATTACTGAAAGGTGAGTGCCATCTGCTTTTGCGAGATGTGCATACAGTTGGATTTGTGGCATGTATAATTCGACAATGTCATCCATCTTGTTGAAGGCATTGGTATGCTTGGCTTCTACAATTGCATTCTTCCACCGCGCATCTACTGTACCACGGCAAGCCACCGTACCAACAATCTGCTCATATTCATATTGATGCCCAGAAAGAACACAGTTGTGTTGCTTTTCAAACCAAGAAAGGTTGAAGGATTCAGTCCAGCTACCAAGCTGCACTGCAATGTTGTCTGATAAATCGTCAGGTTCTTTACGCCCTGTCTTCACTTCCCATAGTGTTTGCCAATCACCTTGCATGATCTTTACGCAATCACTACCGCCAATGAAACCTGTTCGTTTCATAATGTTCTCCTTATATTATAAGCGGTAAGGTACTGCACTTACGCAGTTATATCAAGAATTATTTTCTGGATAGTTGCCATACATTTGAAGCCATCCATTGTATTTAGAGAAGTCGCTTTGCTTTAAGTCGGTCTGATCTAGCAGTGCTTCTTTGGCTTTGCCTCGCAACCAAAACTCGCCAACAGGTTCTCCGTTCTTAATCCGCTTGGCTACAATCTGGTGTGTGTCCAGAAAGAAACCTTGCTTTTTGATAGCGCGATTGTAGTCAGGATTCGTAGAAGACTTGTTGACTTGTGCATCCCAGATAGCAGCATCAGCCATGTTAGATAGTTTCTTAACCATTGCTTGCCTCATTTATATAGCAATACCGAGCGTATTTCTTGCCATCATTAGAAACTATTTCAGTCAGAATGTTGTGACCTTCATCGCGCAGGTCTTTAATTCTTGCAGCTAATCTAAAGCATCCGTATTCATTGAGAGCAACTATTGGTGTAATTGATCCCATTGATTTTAAGTAATGCAAGATTTGTTTATTCTGAGATAGCATCTTTGTTCTCCATTAGTTTAAGGAATGTG